ACCCAGAGTTCATCGAGGTAACAAAGTACGCTGCTCCAGGAAACTTCATGCTCGGTGAAATCGGACGTCTATACGACGTAGTATTCATTGAGACCACACAGGTTAAGAAGTTGGCTGTAAACGCTGCTTACTCAACCTCTACAAGCGTTGGAATTCCAGCGTCTCAGATTGAGGTACCTGTTAAGGCTAACACTCGCCCAGGTTCAGGTGGTAACCCAGAGTCTGCTGATTACACCGCAGAAAAGGGTTATTTAACTGCTGCAACTGGAAACGGTGCTGAAGTTTATGAATCTATCATGATTGGTGACAACGCATTTGGTCACGCAATCTCTCTCCCAGTTGAACTCCGCGATGGTGGCGTTCTCGACTTTGGTCGTGAGCACGCTCTTGCTTGGTATGCAATCTGGGGTCTTGGTGTCATTACAGACCAGGCTATCGTCAAGGTCTACACCAACTAATTTCAGCAGTACCGTCTGGGGGCCATACTCCTTCTTTGGCCCCCAGACACAACAACAACTAGGAGAAAGAACATCGTGGCAACTAAAGCAACAAGTCCATTGGATGCAACAGGAGTTGCAGCCGAAAAAGCAGCAAAAAAGAATGCTGCAGAATTAAAGAAGCGTCAAGAAGAAATTTCTATCGCTAATCAGTTAGAGGCAGAGTCTCTCGAACGAGACGTATTTGACCCTAAAAAGCCAGACGCTCCAATCGTCCTTGATGAAATTGAAGATGTTGGAGTATCAGTGTCGAATGAGTACGTAGTCATTCGAACAATCACCGATATCGATGATATGACTTTCGGTGTGGTCAACGGAACTCCTCAAAGTTACTCTTTCAAGTCAGGCGTTAAGTACCGTGTTCCACGGCACATCGCTGATTACTTAGAGCAACTTGGGTACATTTGGCGGCCTAACTAAGCCGTCGCAAGTAGTCCGCCCTCAACTGGTTCCCGCCCTCCTCCCAGTTGGGGGTCGGACCTTTTTTGTGCTGTGAAATTGGCAATTACAAGAGAGAATTGCCACAACTAGTTTTGGAGGTTTCGTGGCTTCACTATCCGCTATGGCCGACAGGCTGCGCTATGAAATTGGCGATATTCCTAAATCTTTTGTTTATCAATTTGTTGCGGATGGTACTACTAATAGGTTTTTGATTCCTTACTCTCCTTTAGATGGAGCAAATTTAACAATAACTGATGACGGAACTAACGTTTCAGATGATGTAGAAGTTGAAGAAGCAACGGGATTTATTGTTTTTGATTACACGCCAAATCCAACATCTATAATTGTAGTTGCTGGAAATTATTTTAAATACTTCACTAATAGGGAAGTAGAACAGTATATTTCTACAGCATTTAGTGAACATTCTTTAAACCATACAGACGCATATGGTCGTACCATGACACTTACTAATATGCCTGGGGTCGAAGAATACCCAGTCGTCGTGTATGCTTCAGTACTTGCACTTTACGCATTAGCAAATGATGCGGCCTTTGACATCAACGTGTTTGCACCAGATGGTGTTACTATTCCTCGTTCTGAACGCTATCAACAATTAATGCAGATGGCTCAGGCTCGTCAACAACAATACCGTGAACTCTGTAACCAACTTGGTATTGGTATGTACAAAATTGACGTATTTAGCGTTCGTAGAATTTCTAAAACTACTAATCGTTATGTACCGATATATCAACCTATGGAAGTTGATGACAGGTCAACTCCGATTCGTGTTTATGTTCCAATTCCAACTTATGGTGGAGCAGAACCAGAAGTTACAACAATTGTTCAAGACCTGTACATTTATGAAGGTGATGACTATACCTTCAATATTGTGTTTGACTTTGAATTGGATTCATACACTCCAACTGCAGAAATTAGACAGATGCCAGGAAGTTCGGCTCTTATAACTACCTTTACAATTACAAAACCAGATGTTGGTACGGGAGATGGAGCAGGGCTAAGAACTCTGCAGTTAGACCTTTCAGAGGAACAGACTCGAATTTTGCCAAAAACTTGTTACTATGATATTCAAATGGTTGATGCGAATGGCGTTACAAAGACCTATGTCACAGGTAAAATCTTCGTGACCAAAGAGGTGACTGTTCCATGAGCCAATACGTACGTCCAGGTGCTAACTCTACGACCTATGTCAATGACGTTATAAGCATCACTACCCCTACTGGCACCATTTCATACGGTACTCCAGGGACTGCTGTTACTGAGGTAGTAGTCCCAGACCTTGCCTACGCACATACGCAGGCGACCTCTAGCGCTACCTGGACGATAAATCATAATCTTGACTTTTATCCTAACGTTACAGTTCAGGATTCAGCGGGTACAATCGTTGAGGGCGAAATTTCTTACACAACTCGGAATCAAGTCGTACTCACATTCGCTGCAGCATTTAGTGGCAAAGCCTACCTATCGTAAGGAGACCTTGAGTGGCACGTAAGTATTTAACCCCGATTGATTTAACTAAGTTAGAACTTCAGAATGCTCGAATTCAAAACTTAGCAACAGCCCCAGCGAGTCCAGCACTTGGTCAAATTTATTTTGACACTGTACTTGGTTATCTTCGCGTTTGGAATGGCAGTGCTTGGGTTAACACCAGTGAAGGTGCGCAAGGTACGCAGGGCACACAAGGTTCAACGGGTGCAACTGGCGCTCAAGGTACACAGGGCACACAAGGAACTGCTGGTGCACAAGGTCTTGATGGTGCAAACGGTTCTCAAGGAACTCAAGGAACTCAGGGCACTCAAGGTACTGAAGGAGCACAGGGAACTCAAGGTACGCAGGGAACTGCTGGTGCTCAAGGTTTAGATGGTGCTAACGGTGCTCAAGGAACTCAAGGAACTCAAGGCACCCAAGGCACCGAAGGTGCACAGGGTGTACAAGGAACTCAAGGAACTCAAGGCGTACAGGGCACTGAAGGTCAACAAGGAGTTCAAGGAACTGAAGGTGCGCAAGGCACTCAAGGAACTCTTGGTGCACAAGGAACTCAAGGTACTGAGGGTGCACAAGGAACGACTGGTGCACAAGGCACAGAAGGTGCTCAAGGTACAACTGGTGCGCAAGGCACTGAAGGCGCACAAGGCACACAGGGAACACAGGGAGTACAAGGTGTACAAGGTAAAGAGGGTTCGTTCGGTGGTATCTCGTTTGAGTACAACTATGACGCTGTCTACACAATGGCAGACCCAGGCAATACATATATTCGCCTTAACAACTCTACAAATTCTTCAGCAACTAAACTTGCAATTGATGATGTAAATGCTGCTTCAGTAGATATCCACCCATATCTACAAACAATCGATGACTCTACTTCAACAATTAAGGGTCACGTAAAGATTTCTCTTAAGTCAGATAGCAACACGTTTGCTCTCTATACAATTAGTGGACTTACAGATAATGCAACATGGTTTGAAGTAGATATTGCATATGTATCTGGTAGTGGCTCATTCACAGATGAAGATGACTTAATTTTAACATTTGCTCGTACTGGTGACGTCGGTGCACAGGGTGCACAGGGCACAACTGGTGCACAGGGCGTTGAAGGAACCCAAGGTGCTCAAGGAACTCAAGGTACAGAAGGTGCTCAAGGAACTCAAGGTACAGAAGGTGCTCAAGGAGTTCAGGGAACTGAAGGCCAGCAAGGAACTCAAGGCACCGAAGGAGCCCAAGGTACACAGGGTACTCAAGGAGTACAGGGTGTTGAAGGTCAACAGGGTGTACAAGGAACTCAAGGAACGCAAGGCGTACAGGGCACAGAAGGTGCCCAAGGAGCGCAGGGTACAGAAGGAACGCAAGGTACTGTTGGTTCTCAAGGTACACAGGGTACACAAGGTACTGTTGGCTCTCAGGGAACTCAAGGCACTCAGGGTACTGATGGTATCCAAGGTCTAGATGGTGCGCAGGGAGCCCAAGGTACTGTCGGTGCCCAAGGCACACAAGGAACCCAAGGTACTGATGGAACTCAGGGTGCTGAAGGTGCTCAAGGTTCGCAAGGTACTGTCGGTGCTCAGGGAACGCAAGGAACCACTGGTACACAGGGTGTACAAGGTTCTACAGGTACTCAAGGTACTGCTGGTTCTGATGCCACAGTTACAGAAGGTTTTGGTATCCAAGTTGTTGCAGGTCAAGTATCTGTTGATACAACAGAAATTGCAACTCGTGACTATGTAGATGCAACCGCCCAAGGATTAGATGTAAAACTATCAGTACGTGCTGCTTCTTCTGCCGCACTTGCTGCATACACCTTCTCAAATACAGGTGGTGGAACTCTTACAGCAAATGCTAATGGAGCCCTATCTATAGGTGGAGTAAGCCCTGCGCAAGGACAGCGTGTACTTGTCAAGGATGAGGCTGGTGCTAATCAGAAGTACAACGGTATTTATATCGTCGCAACTGCTGGTGATGGAAGCACTCCATGGGAATTGATGCGTGCAGATGATGCGAACTCTTCAGCAGATGTAACTGCAGGTATGTTTACCTTCGTAGAAGAAGGAACTTATGCAGATACTGGCTGGGTCCTTTCAACTAACCAGACAATTACTCTTAATACAACTGCCCTAACATTCACGCAATTCTCAGGCGCAGGCGCGTACACGTGGGGAGCAGGTCTTAGCAATACTGGCACAACAATTGATGTTGGTGCTGGTACTGGTATCACCGTTGACTCAAGCAACGTAAATGTTGACACTACAATAGTTGCTCGTAAATTCACAACAACAATCGGTGATGGAAACGCTACATCATTTACAGTCACACACAACCTTGGAACACGTGGTGTGATGGTTTCTGTATACAACGCAGCATCTGCTTATGAAGAAGTTGTAGTTGATGTAGAAAAGACATCAACAAACACAATAACAGTCAAGTTTGCTGAAGCCCCTGCAAATAATGCTTACGTAGTGGCGGTAGTTGGCTAATGAGCAGAGAAGCCCTTGTTCCAGTAAACATCTTTGCCACGGATGAAGTCCCATTAGGACGACGTCCAGGAGACCTGTACTGGAACACAGACGTTCGTCGTCTTTATGCTTTCGATGGTGTTTCTTGGATTCAGTTCATTCCAATAGCAGATACTGATATCATTGAAGGTGGAAATGAGGCTGCTGGCTCTGACACTTACTCTGCGTTTGCAGAAGGTGGAGATGAAAACGCAGGCAGCGATGCCTACACAAGTTCCTACGATGGCGGAGGAGTAACCGTATAACATGGCCGTTCGCATACAATTAAGACGTGGTACCGCTGCAGAGTGGTCTGCAAATAATCCAACACTTGCCGCTGGTGAAGTCGGTATTGAGACCGATACACAGAAGATAAAGATAGGTAACGGCAATACCGCTTGGAATTCTCTTGGTTATGGTGGTCTTCAAGGTGTTCAAGGAACTACAGGCGCTCAAGGCACACAGGGAACTCAAGGCGTTCAAGGAGTTCAAGGAGTTCAGGGAACCCTTGGCTCAACAGGTGCTCAAGGTACTCAAGGAACCCAAGGTACTCAAGGAACCCAAGGCACACAGGGAACACAAGGTGTACAGGGAGAAAAGGGCGAGACTGGTGCGCAAGGCACACAGGGTGTGCAAGGAGAGATTGGTTCTCAAGGAACGCAAGGTGTTCAGGGCACACTAGGTAGCCAAGGAACCCAAGGTACTCAAGGCGTACAGGGAGAACTTGGACAAACTGGTGCTCAAGGAACACAAGGTACTCAAGGTGTACAGGGCGTTCAGGGAGTTCAGGGTACAAAAGGAGATACTGGAACTCAAGGAACTCAAGGTACTCAAGGTACACAAGGTACTCAGGGAACTCAAGGAACTCAAGGAACCCAGGGTGTAATTGGTACACAGGGTGCTACAGGTAACTTTGGTGGAGAGACCCACGAATACAACTTCCTTACAGACACTACTAACGCAGACCCAGGTAACGGTAACTTAAAGTTTAATAACGCAACAATTTCAAGTGCTACTGCACTCTACATCGACAATATTGACTTTAACTCAAACGATATTACACAGTTGTTGCAGACTATTGACGATTCAACCTCGCAAATTAAAGCAACTATTAAATTTACTGAAGTTGGAGACCCAAACAGTTTTGCGTTCTTCCAAGTAACAGGCTCACACACTCATGAAAGCGGAGGAGCATACTTCAGTGTTCCAATCGCACACGTTACAGGAACTCTTTCAATTATCAATAACGATAATTTGTATGTCACGTTTGCTCGTGTTGGTGACAAGGGTGACCAAGGTATTCAAGGTACGCAGGGAACCCAGGGTGTACAAGGAACTCAAGGTACAGTCGGTTCTCAGGGAACTCAGGGAACCAAAGGTGACACTGGAGCGCAGGGAACCCAAGGAACCCAGGGAACTAAGGGTGATACAGGAAATACTGGAGCCCAAGGTACACAAGGTACTCAGGGAACTAAGGGTGATACAGGAGCGCAAGGAGCGCAGGGAACACAAGGAACACAAGGAACCCTTGGCTCTACTGGTGCTCAGGGCGCACAAGGTGCGCAGGGAACCGTTGGTTCTCAGGGAACCCAGGGCACTCAAGGAACTCTTGGTGCTCAAGGTGCGGCTGGTAACTTTGGTGGTGCTTCTTTCGATTACACCTTTAGCACAACAACCACTGCGGCTGACCCAGGAACTGGGTTAATCAGGTTTAATAATGCAACGCTGTCCTCTGCTACAGCGATGTACATTGATGCGTCAAATGATGCTAATACAAACCTTTCATCATTCTTGAACACTATTGATGACTCAACATCAACAATCAAAGGTCACTTTAGGGTATCAAAGAAGTTTGATGACTCAACATTTGCGCTCTACACAATCTCATCACTGACAGATAACACTGGTTGGTTCACAGTCAACTGTTCTTATGTATCTGGTAACGGCACACTTGCAAACAGTGATGACATTGTAATTACATTTGCCCGCACTGGTGATAAGGGAGATACTGGTACACAGGGTACCCAAGGAACTCAGGGCGTTCAAGGAACTCTTGGAACTACAGGTTCTCAAGGAACTCAGGGTACTCAAGGTACACAAGGTACCCTAGGCTCCACAGGCGCAACAGGCTCGCAAGGAACTCAAGGAACTCAAGGTACTCAAGGTACACAAGGTACTCAGGGAACTCAAGGAACTCAAGGAACGCTTGGCACAACAGGAGACAAAGGCGGAGTCAAGTACACCTTTAGCACAACAACAACTGATACAGACCCAGGCGCTGGTTTATTCCGCTATAACAATGCAACTATCGCTTCTGTAACACAGATATTCATTGATAACGCAGATGCTGCTGGCGTAACTCAAACAGGATGGTTTGATACGTGGGATGATTCAACAACCACAGCAACTCGTGGAACATTAACTATTGTTGGAAATCTTGCAAACTCAACAGTTGTGAATGTCTTTACAGTTACAGGTGCTGTAACTGCTGCAACAGGTTATTACAAGATTCCTGTGGCATATGTGTCTGGAACACTTCCTGCTGATACTACAGTTACAACAATTCAGTTCTCTCGTACAGGTAACCAAGGTACCCAGGGAACTCAAGGTACTCAAGGCACTCAGGGAACTCAGGGTACGGTTGGTAGCCAAGGAACCCAAGGAACTCAAGGTACTGTAGGTAGCCAGGGAACTCAAGGTACACAAGGTACGCTTGGTACTCAGGGTGCTGCAGGTAACTTCGGTGGAGCATCGTTTGACTACACATTTAGCACTACAACGACTGCCTCTGACCCAGGAACAGGCGTTATAAGATTCAATAATGCCACTTTGTCCTCAGCCACTGCACTTTATATAGATGCATCTAATGATGCTGCAACCAACATCTCGTCGTTCTTAAACACAATTGATGACTCTACCTCGACCATCAAGGGTCATTACAGAATGTCAAAGAAATTTGATGATTCCACCTTTGCGTTGTACACCATCTCATCGCTTACAGATAATACGGGTTGGTTTACCGTCAATTCATCGTACGTTTCAGGTAACGGAACTTTTGCAAATAACGATGACGTTGTAATTACTTTTGCTCGTACAGGTGATAAAGGTGATACGGGTACACAAGGAACCCAAGGTACACAGGGCACCCAAGGATTTACGGGTGCTACTGGTGCGCAGGGAACTCAGGGTACGCAAGGCATACAAGGTACTCAAGGAATTCAAGGTACGTTAGGTACTGGAACCCAGGGTACCCAAGGTACTGCTGGAACGACTCCTACTGGAAGTGCGACAGTACCAGACGTATTAATGCTAGGCGGTATGTAGTAGTTCGGTACTACCACGGTGTATCTGACTATGAACTGCCGCTTCTAGCATAAATTTAACTGGTTTATAAACGGTTGGTTTCAGTGTATAGGTTGCAAACCTCATCTGGTCTTGCTCTGCCTTCATACGAAAGTTAAACACATACCAGTCTACAGGTGCTGTGATTCCACGTGTAGCAACGTCTTTCAACGCTTTTTCTGCGCCTTTTCTACTGACAACATAGGCTGCACAAGACCACTGTTGGTATGACCTACAGACATGCTCTTCATAGATATCATGCTGCTGTTCATTGTACGCAAATAAAGAATCATCTGGAACGAATAGTGAGAAGAAGTCCCAGGTAGGAAGCAATTCCTTCATGTAAGAGTTAGCAATAACTTCAAAGTTCTTACTTAATACAACATCGTCTTCAAATATAAACATTACATCGTGACTGCTATTCAAAAAGTTTTTATAAGCCAACCAGTTACTTGCCCATACTCCAACTACTCCAGAACTAGAAGGGAAAGTCTCTCCAGGCTGTGCGTAATCCTGCACAGTGTTCACTATAAAGTCTGGATTCTCCTCCATAAACTTTTGGGCTTTTTCTGCTGTGTTTAAATACATTGTTGGAGAACCAAGTCTAGGTAAAAATGACATAGTCTTTAAAATGCCCTCATAAGAACGGTTCCTTACTTCATTTCCAGTATCGGTATGAAAGACTTCAAAGCAGGCACTCATAGTTTTTGTATCCAGACCTGATATCCCACCTCAAGTAGCCTGTAACGGCCTTTACAGACTGATAAAAAGGCATCTACGCCTCTTTTAGGCTCCAGGTATTCATCGCCGTTGTAATTCCATAGGTAATCATCAAAAGCCATTACACCTCCAGGTTTTAGTATTCTAAAAGCATTAAAACCATCTATAGCAGTC